ACCCCAGCAGAGATCGAGGTCGGCGCGACTATCGTCGTTACAAACGTTGACGCGACATTTAACGGAACCTTTACCGTTCGCGCGCTTCCGGAATATCTATTCATAGGCGTCGATCAATACGGCGATTTAATTTATGATCCGTTAGTTCCGATCGCGAATCAAGTTCTTTACGCAAAGACCGCCGATAATGTCGAGCGTCAAGCCGCGTCTGGAACCGTAACCATTACCCAGACTTGCACTTGGATTAACGCCCAAGACCTTTACGACTATTTAGGGATAGGTGTCGCGACGCAGTCCGACGCGAACTATCTCACCATATGCGCGTCCGCTTCGTCTCAATTTTGCTGGAGGCGCAGAATGGAATCCGGCTACACGGATTCACTAACGACCGTTCCTTCGCAAGACGTCAAACTCGGCGCGATTATGTACGGTTCCGCGATGTACCGCGCCAGAGGATCGATCGAATCGTTTAATAGTTTCCAAGATATGGGAGTGGCCCCAGTTACCGGACTAAACGGAATCATTCGCCAATTGCTCGGAATTGACCGCCCGCAGGTCGCCTAATGCCAATAACCCCGACCGTTTACACGGACTTCCTAAACGAAGCCCTCGACGATCTAACGACGACCCTCCAGACAATCCTCAATTTGCAAGTGGTAAACGATCCCCGAAATATCGTTCCGCCTTGCGCGCTAATCAATAGCCCATCGATTGAGGCTTTTAACAACAAGATCGTTAAAGCGACTTTCACGGTCCAAGTAATGACCTTAGGCCCGGGCAACCTTGACGGCGAACGCTCGCTTTTGTCAATGGTCGCAAAGTTGATTGATAAAAACGTGGCGGTCACGTCTGGCCGTCCGACCAATATCGACATAGGCGGAACCGCGCTTCCGGCTTATGAACTGATAATCCCCATAATGGCGACTTCCAATTACTAAAGTAAAGAAAGAACGAAGGAGAAATTCAACATGGCTTCATTTTTAGCAAATCCAGTTATCACTATCGGCGGCGTAAATCTAACCGGATTTTGTACCGCCGCAAGCGTGACCCAGCGTTACGACGCTTTAGAAAATACCGTTTTTGGAATGGTGGATCGCAAGAGCCAAAAGGGCCTCGGAAACCATGAGGCAACCGTAACGCTTTATCTTGATTACAGCGCTTCGGCGACATATGCGACGCTTGCGCCATTGGTCGGAACCCAGACGACAATTATCGCAAAACCTGCCGCTGGCGTTGACGGGGCAACGAATCCGGGCTTTACCTTGACCGATACTTTGCTGGCCGAACTACCAGTCCTAAACGCGAGCCTCGGCGAACTTCAGTCCATAGACCTAACGTTCACACAAGGAACGTATAGCGTCGACGTCACACCATAACGACGGCCGTTCCTCGGCCCGACACAAGGAGCAAAAATGAAAGTTAAGTTATTCATCGATCGTAAAGGCGACGGCGAAAACATCGAAACCGTCTTTACGAACCTATTCGTTATTACCGAATGGGAACGAATCGAGAATCGTCGCGCGTCCGATGGGCGCGGATTCGGAATGACCGAAGTTACCGTCTGGGCTTATCTCACTTTAAAAATGCGCGGAGAAAAACTTCCCGACACTTGGCGCGAATGGGTGAAAGAGAATCCGGAAATGATTATCACTTCGGAGGATAAAACGGACGTAAACCCTACGGAGGCGGCTACCGTCGGCAATTAGCCGAATTGTTAGTCGCCTTAGGTTGGGCCCCAAAATTTTATTCCGAAACGTTTGACACTCGCGACCTCCAGACGGTGATCTATTGTTTAAAGAAAGCAAACGAAAGGTCGGGACGTGGCGCGTGAATTTAATCCCCAAATGGGCGACCTTGCTCGTATTGAGGTTTATGGCGTTCCCGAAATGCTCGCGTTATTAAAGACGATCGATCCAGCGTTACGCAAAGCAACCCAAGCGAAAATGAAATTAGCCGCCGCGCCGATCCTCGCCGAAGCGCGCTCACTCATTCCGGAAGTGGCGATCGAACCGGGCGAGAAAGGTCGCAAACGTGGCGGAGGCTGGAAAGTTACCGGCCGTCTCGGATACGACGCGAAAGCCGTCCGACGCTCGATCAAGGTCACGTTTAAAGGCTCACGCATTCGAGACAAAAACGCGAACACGTTTCCACTTTTAAAACTTGTTTTAGGTTCTGCCGGCGGATCCATATTTGATATGGCTGGAAGGTCCGGTTCTGGTAATACCCCATCGGGGACCGCGCTTATCCGTAAACTACAAAAGGACCGAGGTGGAGCGTCGCGCGTTATGTGGAGATCAGTAGAAAGCAAAATCGGAGAAGTCGAGCAAGGCGTCAAAGACGCGATCGCAGACATGGAATATGCGATTAACAAGCGCGCCGAATTAGGGAACAAATAATGGCTATTTCCGTCCCCATTGTCTCGGAATGGAATCCGAAGGGAATCGAACGCGCGGTCGCCGATTTTCAAAAATTAGAGGGCGCCGGCGCTAAAGCGAATTTCGCTATTAAGAAAGCCGCGCTTCCAGCCGCCGCCGCGGTCGGTGCTTTAGGTGTTGCCCTTGTAGGCGCGACCAAAGCCGCGATGGAGGATCAAGCCGCCCAAGCCGAACTCGCTCGAACTCTTTCCATTAGCGCGTCCGCCACAGACGCCCAGATCGCCGCTAACGAGGAATTGATCTCAAAGATGAGTCTGGCGTCCGGAATCGCCGACGACGATCTAAGGCCCGCTCTGGCCTCACTCGCGAGAGGTACGAAAGACCTAGGTCAAGCGCAAGAGGGACTAAGCCTTGCGATGGATATTTCTACCGCGACGGGAGCCGATCTAACGAGCGTTTCGGACGCCTTGGCAAAGGCGTATCAAGGAAACTTTAAAGGGCTTCGAGCATTGTCGCCAGAAATGGCGAACCTCATTAAAGAGGGAGCGGACCTTAATACCGTTATGGACGTTCTCGGAGGGACCTTTGGAGGTGCTACCGCTACGGCCGCCGGAACCGCCGAGGGACAAATGAAACGTTTCGGAATCGCGATCGCCGAAGCAAAAGAAAACATCGGAGCCGCGCTTATCCCAGTAGTTGAAAAGGCGCTTCCACTTTTGACCGCGATGGGTTCATGGGCCCAAGAAAATACGACGACGTTCCTTGTTATTGCCGGCGTCATCGGTGGAATTGGTGTCGCCATTTTGGCCGCTAATGCCGCGATTCGAATCTGGACTCTTGGAACCCAGATCGCTACGGCCGCTCAATTTCTTTGGAATGCCGCGCTAACCGCTAATCCGCTCGGACTTATCGTTATTGGAATCGCCGCGGTAATTGCGATAATCGCAATCCTTTACACAAAATTTGAAGGCGTCCGAAAAGTAGTTGACAACGTGTTCGGCTTTGTTAAAGACGTCGTAATGGGAAGTATTGACGTAATCACGACATACGTTCAAACCGTCTTAGGCGTATATAAAACAATTTTCAACACGATCGCGAAACTATGGAACAACACGATCGGAAAACTTTCTTTCGAATTCCCTTCATGGGTCCCCGGCTTAGGTGGAAAAGGATTTAACGTTCCTAATATTCCAATGCTCGCCGAAGGTGGAATCGTCACGTCTCCGACTCTTGCGATGATCGGCGAGCGCGGTCCGGAAGCCGTGGTCCCCTTAAGCCGCGCCGGCGGAATGGGCGGAAACTACACGATTAACGTCAACGGCGGATTAGCGTCAAGCGCGGAAATAGGCCAGTCGGTCGTTAATGCGATTCGCGCGTTCAACCGATCAAACGGGCCCGCAAATATACAGGTTTCATAATGTCGGCGACGATCGTTCAGTCTGGCGAATATGACCTTTTAATTGATACGGGATTTGCTTTAAATGGAATGAGATTAGATGACCCTGTAAAAGGAATTTTGTCGGGTTATACAACTATGACCACACGAACAAACTTAATGCTTAACCCGAATTTTGAAGTTAATACGGTCAATTGGGCCGCAGTCCAAGCGGGTACAACAATTACAAGAATTACAACTGATGATTATATTGGAACGGCAAGTTTACAAATTGACGTTACGGGATTAATAGCCTCCGCGCGGGCGCAAACTTCAACAGTAAACCGTATGCCCGTAACCGTAGGTTTGCCGTACATGATTTCGGCGTGGGTAAAAGTACCTACTGGACAACCTTCGGTTTCCTTGCGTATCCGAACCGCCGAATACACGGCCGCTGGAGTAAACCAACAAAGTCAAATTAGTGCGGCGACCGTAGTTAGCGATACTGACGGCTGGGTGCGTTTGTCTTATTCTGATACACCAATTTCAGGAACCGTAACTATGTTGATGGGCGTAGAAATTTCTAATGCTCCCGGAAGTGCGCGCCGATGGTTGGTTGACGCCGTTTTGTTTGAACAATCAGCGAGCCTCTTACCTTATTTTGACGGCACCTATGCCGACCCGTACTCGGGTTACACGCTTACTAGCCAACAATGGAACGATGTCCCAGACAACTCAAGTAGTACAGCCACATGGGGATTAAATACGAGTTATATAGATACGGAATATATTCTCAACGGAAATATTAATTATGCTTCGGTAATTGACGGGGCGACAAATATTTCCGTTTTTCGCGGCCGTCGCGATATCGGCGATCAAGGAATCCTCGCCGGAACTATGTCTTTCGAATTGCTTGACACGACGGGGATTTTTAATCCGTTTGACGATCAAGGACCATATTTTGATCCTTCAAATAATCAACCCGGGCTCGCTCCATTACGTCGCGTAATTCTTAGCCGCGAAAACGAAGTTTTATTCAAAGGCTATATAACGACCTATTCTTATTCATTCGAACTTGGGGAACTAGATCGCGTTTCCGTGAATTGCGCGGACGATTTCTATTATCTCGCCCAGACATATCTTGACGAATGGAACGTTTCCGAACAACTTTCAAGCGACCGCGTAACTGATCTTTTAGACCTTCCGGAAGTTAACTTCCCGGCATTAGAAAGAAATATTTCGACTGGAACCGTAACCCTCGGAGGCGCGTCCGCTTATACGGTCGCCAACGGAACCTCGGTCGCGAACTACGCCGCGCAAATACAACAAGCCGAACAAGGCCGAATCTTTATAGACCGAAACGGAAACTTTACTTTTCAACCAAGACTCGGAAACACGCTCGGCGGCTCGGTTATAGATTTTCACGATAACGGCGCGATCGGAACGGCTGGATACGACGCGGTAGGAATCGCTTTCGACGCGGATCAAGTGGTCAATCGCGCTTCCGTTGAACATTTAGGAGGCGGTAGTCCGCAAGTAGCCGAGGACCTCGCCTCACAAGCCCAATATTTAATCCAGACGACCTCGATCACGGGCTCGCTTTTGCATAACAACGCGGCCGCTTTGGCCCTTGCCGAATACCTTTTAGTACCTAATCCGGAACCGCGCTTTACGGAAGTTTCCGTCGCGTTCGTTTCCCTTACCGAAGCCCAGCGCGACCTCGCGGCCGTCGTCGATATTGGGGACACGATCACTATTCAAAAGTCGATTCAGCAAGGCGCGACGTCTATCGAATTTGCACAAGAACTAGCCGTCGAAGGCGTACAGCACCAAATTAACGTCCTATCGGGCCATAGAGTCACGTTCTACACTTCCCCGACAACGATCGTCTACGAACTGATTTTGGACTCGGCGCAATATGGCCGACTTGACGCGCTCAACGTGGTTGGGTGAATTAGGATAACGCTATGGCTTTAACTACTTTTGTCGCCGGCGATGTCCTAGAGGCTCAACAACTTAACGATAGTTTTTCGTTTGTTCAAACAACGTACACAAGTTATACGCCGACCGTTACTGGTTGGACTGCTGGAAACGGAACCTTCGCAAATACTTATTACAGCACTCCGGGGAAAATGGTCAACTTTCAAGGCGCTTGGACCTTTGGTTCGACTAGCGCGGTGACTGCCACGGCGCTTGAAATGACTTTACCAGTGAACGCCGTCAGCGCTTCAAACGATCAAATTTACGGTTTATGCACGTTTTTTGATGTGTCAACAGGCGTGCAAGTTTCAGGTTATACACGAATTCAAAACGATACGGACATGTTTTTTTATTGGCACGATCCAGAGGCCGCTCCGATAGCGGTACGCCTTGAAAGTTGGATTACTGGCGTGACTTTGCCGTTTACGTTTGCAACGGGTGACAAGGTTTCGTGGAACATTACTTACAGGGCGGCATAACATGACGGATTCTTGGAACTATCGAACACCATTCGACGACCCAAACGAGGAAATTCCTTTAGAGTGGATATGGGAAAGATTACGTTTAAAGCGTGACGGTTTACTAAAAAAGTCAGATTTTAGAATTGTTTCCGACGCGCCTTGGGATATTCAACCATGGCTCGAATATCGTCAGGTTTTGCGCGATTTACCTTCAACAAATGACGATCCGCGTTTGATTGAATTTCCTATTATTCCCGAATGATCTCATGGATTCTGGCGTTTTGGTTTCTCTTATCGGTGGCGGCTTCGGTCTGGTCGGGATATTGCTCAATAAAATCATTAAAGAAAACCGATCCGATCATGGGATCGTCCGAGACTCATTAAACCGAATCGAAACAAAAATCGACGGACACTTGGAGGACCACAAATGAAACCAAAAGACAAAGCGATGATCGCGTCCTATTTGCGATCTTTTCTTGGAGCCGTAGCCGCGCTTTATATGTCGGGAATAACCGACCCGAAAGTTTTAGTTAATGCTGGAATCGCCGCAATTATTCCGCCCGTTTTACGCTGGTTAAATCCGAAAGATCCTTCGTTCGGCCGTGACAATCGCCAAGGCTAAACAAGGCGTCCCTAACGCTCGGGACTATATCGGTAACGCCGACGGTCCTTCACCTAAACCGCGCGCCGGAATGGACGCATGGATCAAACTCGCGATCGCTCATTCAAACGGCGTGTTTTTTAATAATGGTTCATACGGCCAAAGAGACGCTAAAGGTAAACCGGGAACGTTAAGCGTTCACGCGACAGGCCGAGCGGTCGATCTTTCTTATCGCAAAACGGAAAAGAATCCGAACGCAAATCGTAAGAATGCGCTCGCGTTTATAAATAAAGTTTTGGAACACGCAAACGAACTCGGCGTTCAAGCCGTCCTCGATTATTTTCCAAAGCCTCACGGCGCCGGCTGGAGGTGTGATCGCCAGACATGGCAGAAATACACGAAGCACACGATCACGGGAGCGCCCGGCGGAGACTGGTTTCATATCGAGATAACTCCGCAAGCGGCCGATTCGGTTATCTGGGTAAAAGCCGCATTTCTAAAGGTTTTCGGAGAAATCCCCCAAAACTAAACACGCCTTGACTAAGGTCGGAATCACCGACGAAGGGCTTTTAGATATGACCGGACCTCAAATTGTTAATTACTCCGTTTACATCGGATCGATGGAAAACGGGCAAGAGATACTGGTTCAAATATTTACCGACTCCGAATCGGGCGATTACCTAATG